GTCCAGAACGTTCCAAGTGTTTCTCATCTTGTCTCACGGATGGCGTCCATGAGGAAGGCGAAGTCTTGTATTCAGCCAAGGTTTTCCAAGGCTGAACAAGGTTATACTTCGCCGTGCCTGGTACATACAACGGCACGTCAGAATTAACTGGCGTTATGTTGATGTACTCAAGCTTAAGCAAACACTTGAGCAAGGCACCGTAGTCCTCCAGTTTATCAACTGGAGCTTTGGCCTGCACAGAAAATCCCCGAACTAATGGGATTTGGAGGTCTGGGTGCACACGGTCGACTTGATAATCGACATCGTGTGAAACCCGGCCTAGCACCGAGGATGTTGGACGCACAATTGGGAAGAACTTCAGAATCTTCTCCAATTTGCGATCCAACCAACCGACAGTATCTAAGTAACCAGCTTCGAAAAGCTGGTTACGAAGACTGACGGTTGAGATGACCTCAGCAGCGTCTGCAATCGTGGAAGGAAACGCTTGCCGGACACGAACAAGTGAAACATCGTGTCCATTAAAGTATTCCTTCCCACAAGACTCTCTGAACCTTCCGGTCCAGAAAGACTTGTCCAGACCAACTCGAGCTCCAAAAAGTTCGAGCGTCTGTACGATTGACAGCACATAGTCTACAGGGACAATCAAATCATCCCCGTAGACACGCACCGAGCCCAAGAAGGATTTCAAATCCTTCTTGGTCAGTGTTGTGTTGAGCTCGCGCTGAATCCCAACGAAGATCAGGGTCAAAAAGACCATGGCTTCGACAGGGAAACAGAGAGCTGAACCCATTGACGCGTACTTGGCCAAACGGATTACTCCGTGGTCAGGTACTTCGGCCCGTCTTGAACGGGTGGCATCGATGGCCTTATCCAAATGAGGCCAATCGGAAACCATCGTCCTGACGAGCTGATTGGAAACGCGGTCGGATGCATCACTCAAATCGAGTGTTGCGATCTCTTGTGAAAGAGAACCTTGACGGGCAAGAGCCTGATTAGGGCCTTGATCATCAAAACCGATCATCTCAGAGAGGAGTTCGTCTCTCTCATGAGCATCAAGAAAACACTGCAGAAGAGCCTGTTGCGTGTATTGCATACACGCGGGCTCAACCGCAATGATTCTAGGCGTTTTCAACGTCTTAGGCACCGATATGACCTTAACGGGCATTTCAGTGTCAGGTTCGAGGATGTCCACCTCGTCCAAAATCTCGCGAAAATGGAGATTAGGGACAAGGAACTCGTAAGAGGGGAAGACCCCTTCGAGTCGCCGGGTCCAAGTCCTAAGCTGATACTTACCATTGCTGGTAAGACCATCGGCAACAGAGCCTGGACCATGTTTCGGGAGCACCTGCCCATAGTAGAT